CTCGTCGGCCTCGCGTTGGAGCGCGGCTTGACGGTCAGCCATGGACGGGCTGGACGCGACGGGTGCGACGGGTGCGGCGGCGCGCGCCGCCTCGATCGCCTGCTTGATGCTGTCGGCGACCGCTTTGGAGGCGTCCAGAGCGGCCGCTTTGACGTCGCCCGCGGCGGCGACAGGGTCGGGCGTGGGATCGCCAGCGGGGGCGCCACCGGCGGAGCCGTCGTCGGGATCGAGCGCGATCGCGGGCCAGCGGGCGTATAGGTTTCGCATTACGTTCGCTCCACATTGCCGGCGCGGCGTTTTCGGCCTAGTTCGACGTCGCGCAAGAAATCGTCGATAAGCATGATAGCACGGGATACCTGTTTCAATTCACCTTGACGAAATTTCAAGGTCTCGGCCGCGGTGGACTCGTTAGCGAGGTCGCGGGTGATACGGGCGTGTTCGGGTTCGAGGACGGCGGTGCGCAGCGCGCGCCAGAGGTCGCCGTCGCGGAAGGCGGTGGCGGTGATGACGAGCCGTGCGAGGTCGGCGTCGGTGAACGAGCGAAGGTCGGCCATCGTGTGCGCGCCCTATACGTCGAGTGCGAGACCGCTGTTGATCGCGGCGGTATCGGCTGCGGTTTCAGCGCGTAGGACACACATGATTTCGTGATCGCCGGCGATCCAGTACGGTTGCGCGCGCATACCCCACCAGAGGGGACGACCGCCGAATTCGTCGATGTAGACGGTGTCGCCCGGGCGCACATCGTCGGGCGAGATGTCCGGGCCGACGGCAATCACGCGGGCGAGGAGGCCGTATGTTGAGCGGATGCGCTCAGACTGTGCGGGCAGGTAGATGCCACTCGTCGTGCGACGCTCTTGCGAAAAGCCGGGCGCGCGGACCTTGTCGATGAGGACGCGAGCGCCGCGGAGACGGATACGGGCGGTGTCGAGTTCGATGGCGGTAACGCTGGTGCTAGTGCGCGGTGCGGCTGCGGCGGTCATGCGATGACTCCGGTTTCCATCTCGCACATCAGACGTTGCGCGCGTGCGCCGACTTGCGTGAACCAAATGGAGTCACGCCCATGCGCCGCGGCGTCGACGAACTTGCGATCGTTCACGGCGCCGAGAAACTTCACGAATTTCGCCAAGCGCGGCTTGCCAAGGTTGAATGCCATGTTCGCGACAACGTTCTGGCGAACTGCGTCGAGCGCGGGCCAATTCAGCACAAGGTCAGCGGCGTCGCGCTGTGCGCGGATCACGTCATTGATGAGCATCTCGTGCGCTTCGTCGCGTGAGATGCCGTTGTCGTCGAGGTTGCGCCCGTAGCCGATTGTCAGTTTGCCGACGGTGTCCTTGTACGGTTTCGCGCGAAAGCCTTCGTCCGTCTTGAGCGCGGCAATTAACGCGTCCATGCTTATGCGGCCTCCGTGTCGCGTGTCGCAGCAGGGCCGAGCCCATGTTGGTATTCGTACACGGCAGCGACGCGAAGCGCGCACTGACCGTCGAGATAGTCGAGTAGTGCCATCTCAGCACGACGTAGATGTGTAGGCGAGTTGACCGCGAGCGCGCGGAGTATGGGCTGAATGAGTTCGCTGGTGCGTTTGCGCAATGCGGACGCGTGGTCGTGAGTCATCACGGCACCGAGGCGATGTCGTCGCCGACGTAGCATTGACGTTCACGACCGCCGTCAGCGTAGCAAGCGTACGGAGCGGCACGGTAGAGGACGGTCGTCGACCAGAGGCCACAGTTGTTGTCGAGTTTGCACGCGCGGACACGATAGGCGTACAGCGTTCCGTCGCGCGGGAATCGGGTGGTGTCATCGACGCGGTCATCGACGAAGCACCAGACGGTCGGATGGACAGCGGTGACGTCGATACCGTCGGCGATGTACTCGACGTCGACGCGGCCGACGGTGATGCGCGTGGCGTTGGAGACGGTTTCGCGTTCGATTTCGTACGCCATCGCGTCACCGACGAGGTCCCAAGTCATGCACTCGCTGCACCCGCATTCGACGCGTTGGCGGACGTCGTCGCACGTCGGACCGGACATGTCGACGGGGAAGTAGACAACCTCCTCGACACCGGCGGTGATGGCACAGGTGGCGAGCGCGGCGACGACGGCGGCGGCGGCGATCATCGTGCGACGCCTTCGTCGTGAATTCCGAACGCGATCCAGCGCATCATGCGTTCGGCAAGCCGGATGCGTTGATCGCGGTCGTAACGGCGGTAACGGCGAGGCTGGCTGTTTCGACCGCTACGTCGAGCGCGATCGTGGCGGCGTCGTCCATGCCGAGACCGGCGGTGACAGCGGCATCGGTGGCCGCTTTGACCGTGGCGAGCGCGACGTCGGCGGCTAGGACAGCGGTGCGGATCGTGCCGACCTGTGTGCGCGTAGTGGCTGCGGTGACGTGCGCAGGGACGCGTGTGATGCCATCGGCGTTGTCCAAGGCCATGGTGCGTGCTCCTATTGTACGTTAGGCGACACCGCCGCCGAGATCGCCACCGCCAGCGGGCGCGCCCGCGATTTGCGTGGCGACCGATTGCAGCGCCGCCGCGAGGTTGGCGACCTTCGGCAACAGGTCGTCGGGATTCTTGATGTCGTCGATCGTGGCGAGCAGCGCGCGGGTGCCGTTCTCCATTTTCTGCAGCACGTCCATCAACGCGTTCTGCAGCGGCGGCGGTAGTTGCATCGCCAGTTGTGCGTATTGGATGACGCGATCGTAGTACCCCTGTAGGTACTGACCAACGACGAGTAGCTGCTGCTTGCGCGATTCCTCAGTGGCGGCGGCGTCAGTGGCGTTGAAATTGAGGATGTAGCGCGAGCGGAGATCGAATTCGTTCGCGCTGAATACGGACGACTGTAGCAACTGCACACCCTCGTCGCCGATCGCGGCGCGCATGGTGTCGAGCGGCAACCGTAGCTTGTACAACTCCAGGGTGTAGTAGAAGACCTCGGTCATCACGGTGCCGAAGTTGGCGATGGCGTGCGCGGTGATGACACGCGAGTCCTTTTTGATTTCGAGCCCGAGTGACGCGGGAACGCGCTTACCCGACTCCAAGTGGCCAAGCGCGGATTCATCGAGGCCGAGCATGCGCATGACGTACTTGAGCGAGTTCATCTCTTGCGTGAGCGCGGCCTGCATGCCGTCGGGCGAACCCATCGGGACCACTTTCACGGCTTCGTCGGGGGTGTCGTCGGTCATGTGCGTGCCGGGCAGAATCGGGTCGTCGGCGCCGAGTTCGTTGTTGATGGCGGTGTCGGGCTTGATGATGACAAGATGCGCGATGGCGCATTTCGCGGATTCGATCCCGAGGTTGTGAATCGTATCCGTCTCTTCCTGGACGCCGTCCAACTTCTCGCACACGCCCTGCCCCTCGGGCGACATCGGGTCGGGATTGTTGTCGAAGTCGATCAGCCAAATCGGTTTGCGGCCGCCCGGCGCGTACGAGTACTGCAACCCGAGCATCACCTTGCGACCGGCGTGGCGCCATCCCATGAGCGCGACCGGGAGTCCGTCGTCGAACAGGGGGTAATCGAAATAGACCTCGTCGATATCGTGCTCTTGGAACGCGACGTGCGCACCGGCGCCGGTGGCCGCCGAGTCGGCGCCCTGCCCCTTGATGAGTTCAACAGCGTCATCGTCGAGCCAACCGCTCGCAAGCATCGCGAGCACACCCTGCCACGACCATGTGAACTGGCGGCCGATGAACGGCATGGCCTGCACGTCGGTGCCGAAGCCCTGCGGGTAGATGAGATCGTCGCAACTGATGAACGTGTGACGCACGCGACCGAGCTTGGTCACATCGTTGAGCACACCTGTGGCGGCGTCCAGTTCATAACGTTTGCGATCGGGTTCGATGAAGACACCGTAGCCGCCGAGACCCATGGGGACGAAATCGGAGATCAGCTTGTCACACGCCTGCGCGCCACCGAGCGCGCGCGGGTTGCGAAATTCGGCGGTGAGGAAGGTGACAAGATCGCGCGCGGCGTTCTCGTCGCCGCCGGCGATGGACTTGGAGGGCACGACGGTGACGACGGGATCGCTTTCGATCGTGCCCGCACGAACGCGTGCGCGGACAGCGGCCGATGCCCAAATGGTGAGCGGTACGCTGAGGTTCGATTGCCCGCGGCGGAAGGCCGGTTGCGCGCGGACACCCGCAAGCGTCTTGCGCCACTTGGCGCGGCGTTCGCTGTTCTTGGCGTCGCGCGCGCGGATGGCCTCGTCGACAGCGTCGTTCAACCAACGTTCGATCTCAGACCACTTCTCAGGCTCGACGTGAACGGGCGACGGCTCCTGCATGACGTCGCGCGAGGTGCGCGTAATACGGACGTCGAATGTGTCGATGGCGGCGTTCAACGCGCGTCGCGGCAGGCGGCGCGATTCGGCTGTCGTTGCGGTGGCTTCGGCCATCCGTGTTACTCCCTAACCTTAGAGCGGTGCGCCCGTCACGGTCGATGCGGCCAACCGCCGCTCACGGGCCGCGCGTCGCGCTTGCGCACGTTCCTCGTCGATCACATTACCACGGTAATTGCCGATTGCGATCTCAGCTTGCGCGATCGCGTCGAGCGTGTCGAGCGTGCCGGTCGGGAAATGGCGCGCTTCGGTGCGGATGAGCGCGAGACCGTCGCGGACGTAGAGAAGGTTCTGCGACATCGGGTAGCCGACCATGCGGCGATCGCGGTCGATCTTCGCCATGCCCTTGGCGGGTTTGGCGAGGATGGGCGCCGCGACGCGGATGCGTCGCTTCTCCGCCTCGTGCTTGACCGCCGAGCCGAGGTAGCCCTGCGCGGCGACGCGTTCGATGACGATCTTGACCATCGTCGGCGAGATGCGGGCGCGGTCGGCGATCTGGACGACCATGTCGACGATCGCGGCTTCGGCACGCCCGGAGTCGGCGGCCCAACGGTCGGCGACGCAATCGTTGACGAAGCGACGGCCGGTGATCGGGTCGCGGGCGTACCAGATGATGGCGGTGCGCGCGCTGCCCTCCTCGGCGCTGGCGGCGGGGTCGACGGATACGATATGCGGCTGCATCGTCGCCAGCGGGATCGCCTCCTCGCCGCGGACGCCGTCGACAGCGTTGGCGACGATCGCGCACCATTCGCGCGTGAGACGGTCGCGGTGATCGCGCACGTTGCGCAGTTCGATGTAGAACGGCAACATCTTCGCGGGGTCGAGATCGGCCGCGGCGGTGGGGTCGTTGTGCAGTTGGGCGGCAGCCGCGGCGGGGTCGTTGATGTCGCGTTCGAGACGTGCGATCGCGTCGGCATCGGCGTGACGTTCCGGCCAGATCGTTTCCGTCGTCGGGCCGCACGTGCGAGCGTCGGCGGCGCCCCAACGACCGCATGAGCCCAAGCCATGCACGTAGCAACGGAAGACGCCGCGGCGCCAGATGGCGTAGTCGGGGTATTCGTCGTGGATGAGCGAATTGACGTCGTTGAGTTGCCAGCGGTTGCCCTCGACGATGACGAATCCGCCCTCGGGGGATTGCGGGTCGCGATTCTCAAGCAGGAACGGCGCGGTCTTGACGAAGTCGCGCTGACGGGCGACCTCGGTGCGCGATTTGTAGTTGTGCTCGCCGAGGAGGTCGTTGAAAATCTCACCGTCAGCGCGCCCGCCGACGATCGCAGTTTCGGCGCCCGCGGCGCGGACGAACGAGTCGGCCATCGTGACGTTGCGGCGACCGTTCAACGTCCATTCGGGACCGCTGTACTCGCACTTGTACGCGCGACGGTTCGGGTTGGGCCAGATGAGTTCGTCGTACAGCCAACGGTACAGCGGGTTGGTGTTGATAATGTTGAGCGTGGACGCGGTGAAGCGGGCGGCGTTCGACTCGGTGTCGCCGAGGATGAGCAGTCGGGAGTCGGCGCCGCGTAGGTGCAATCGCGTCGACAGGAACGTGGATGCGCGCGCGACTTCCGCGGGGTGATCGCGTTCGTCGTCCGTCCACTGGATCGCGCAAAATATCGGCACGGAGCGCGTGCAGCCGGACGATTTGATATACCCGCGCGGGTCTTCGCAGAGACCGCGTTTATGATCGCAGACGACCCATTGCAGCCAATCCTGTCGCTCCTTGAACGTCACGGCGGCCATGAGGTTGCGCGGTTCGGACCATGCGACGAGCACCTTGGACACGAGATACAGCGACCGGCGGAAGGCGGCGCGGAACGCCATCTTGGCGGCAAGATCGTCGCGCTTGATGAAGTCGTCGAAATCGCGATGGGTGAGGGTGGCGATGTCGCTGTTAGCCACGATGCACTCGTGCGCGCGACGCGACGCGCCGGAACGCCGGGCGACGATACCAACGGCACCAAAACTGGCGCGACAGTTCGCCAGCGACCGACGCCAAGCGCTCATCGTCCCGGGCGGTCAGCCGATAACCGCCGCCACGCGCGTGCGCGGCGACGTCATAGAGCGCGGCGTGCGTCATCTCGTGCGCGACGACGCCAGCACCGAGAAATCGCTTGTAAAACAACACCTGACCGACGTGCTCACGAGGGATCACGCCCCAATGGCCGTACCAACGCGCCGCCTGCGCGGCCCAACCGAGATCGCCGGTGTGGCGGCGCTTCAACGCCGCCGAGACACGGCGGCCGAGCACGAGTTCGGTGTTCGCGCGGACCTGCGCGCGCCAAAACGCATGCATCATCGCGCGCGTGTCGAACACGAACACCTTGTAGTACCGCTTGCGACGCGGATCGGGGTAGAGCTTGAACGTGCGAACGCCGCGCATCACACGACCTTACGCAAGCTGCGCCGCGCATCGGGATCGGCGTCATCGCGCGTCGCCGCACGGGCGGGCAGCAGCGCGCCCAAGTTCTCATGCGACCGCACGGCCGTGGCATCGCGCATGCGCAGGTACGCGTCGAACTCGGCCGCCGTCACGCCGGCACGCGCGAGTTGCGCACGTAGGTTACGCATCGCGCGAATGCCGATCGCACGTGCCTGCGTGTGCGTGATGTACGGCCCGGGGCGCATGCCGGCTGCCACTTCGAGATTGTAAACGGCGGCGACGAGCGACCACGAATGCGCCATCAACGATCACCTAGGCGGTCCGATTGATGTCCCGTTTGGCCTTACGCTTCGCCGGCGGGGCGTCGGGGATGCGTTGGATCGGGCCGCGTCCGCCCATCTTGACGTCGCCTTTCGTGCGCGTGCGCTTCGGCCCGTCGCTGATACCGGGGATACCCTCACCGTGGAAGAACTTCTGCCCGGCTGGCGGGTTCATTTCACGCTCGGTCTTGGTGCCGCCACCGACGAACGGGAAGCCCTTGCGCAAGATGGCGACACGCTCACGCGCGGTGTCGCTGACACGACGGGCGGCCATCGCTAGTACACCGTCCCGCCGCGACGCTTGCGCGCGCCACGACGGACGTCGCCTTCGGGGAGCGCCTCGGCCTGCTGTCGCGTGCGCACGGCTTTGGCGTCCGCGGCGGATACGGCCTCGCGCGACGACGTAGTCGGTGCGATGCGTGATACGGCGGATGACGCGAACATGCCGACGCCACCCTTCTTGAGCGTGGCGACACGTTTGCGTGCGGTGTCGCTAATCATGGGCATTACGATACCTCCGTGCGCGACGGTAGCGCACCAAATGGCTTGCGCCCGGCGCCGACGTTGATGCTGACATAGTGTTCGACGAACAGGCCAACCGCGAGTACGACGACGGCGGTAATCGACCGCGCGCTCACGTTAAACGGGACGCCGGCGAGGACCAGCCATACGACGAGCGTGGCGATCTCGATCACGGTGAAGATGATGACACCACGTAATGAACGCCTCATGCAGCCTCCGTCGACGCCGGTGCGTCGCGTGTCGTGAACCCCCCGAGAATGTCACTGAGGTCGACGCCCGATTCGGCGAGCGCGCCGCCGATGACGAGCGCTTGCTGACGATTGACGATGACGTTGACCGTAGCGCCGGGCGCACCGATAGCAGCGCGCGACGTGACGACCTGACGGACCTCCGCGGCGGCGTCGATACCGGCCTGGATGAGCGACGGCCGGGCGGCGCTCGGATTGCCCTTGACGGCGTCCATGTGCGCGCGCGAGATCGCCATCGCTTCGCCGAGCAGCGTGAGCGCACGACGCTGCAGCGCGTCGCCGCGCGTCATCACGTCGCGGCGTTCGTCGATGATCGCGTCGTCGATCGTACCGAGGATCTCGTCGCTGACGCGATTGAACACCTCGCGGTACATCGAGGTCGCCATCAACTTTTTGAGCGTGGCGGGCGCCGTGCCGACGTCGCGCGCTAGTCGCGTGAACGTGACGTCTCCACCGTCGCGGATGATGCGGCGCGCGAGATCGTCGCAACGCGCTTTGAGCACCGTGTACTCGCCGGTGCGGAAGTCGTCGATCGCGTCGCTCGCGAGCAGGTCGGCGAGGTCGTCCCGGTCGATGGTCATGACGACACCGTCGCGGATTACGTCGACCGTATCCGGGTCGCGCACGGCGTCAGCCGTGCGGCCATCGGCCCCCGATACGGCAGCGTCGGCGGGGGCGTTGCCGTCGGTCGCATCGGGGGCCTCTGGCGCGTGTGTCGGGTCGTCGACGACGCCACCACGCGCATCGGCGCGGTGCAAGATCGCGGCATCGAGCGACGGTTGCATGCGGATGACGGTACGACCGTTACCGCTGGCGTGTCAAGTGCCAGCTAACGTTATCGTACGGCGCGCGCCCCGGGACCGAATAGCCACGTCGCGGCGATGCCGACACGCGATGACTCGGGCGTTTTGGCCACCACCGGAGGTGTCGGCGGATCACAGTACCCACCGCAGCCGGTGCGGTTGAAGTCGCTCGGGCGCGCATACCCGTCGTCGCCCTCGTCGCGGACGAATGCGACCTGCGCGAGCAGGATCGTCCCGCCGTCGAATCGGTACCCGTAGCCGACGGTTGCGCCGAAACCGTTGAGATATAACGCACCGATGGCGACGAATGTGCGCGACGCGTACGTCTCGTGTTGCGCAGCCGGGGCAATGGTGACGGGGTCGCCCATGTTGAGCCGCTGGAACGTCGGTTCGGCAGCACCGGCGAGCGTGACCGTGAGCAGGGCGACAAGTGGGACGAGTGGGAGGATACGTCGACGAATACGCATGTGCGGCTCCTTAACGTGTGCGGATTAAGCTGACAATGGCTGTCGCCGCGGCGATCGCTGCGACGATCCAACCATACCACTGTGCCAACCCGACCGTACGACCGGCGGTGCCGCTGCCGACCATGCGCAGCTCTTGGACCAATTTCTCAAGCGCATCGACGCGTTCGATGGTGGCGAACCGATCGGCCTGGTCGCGCAGCGAATCGCGAAATTCGTTCATCCCGTCGAGCCGCTTGTCCATGGTCGTGCGCGCGTCAGCGATCGCCTCTTTGAGATCGTCGATGCGGGCGTCGACATAGGCGCGCAGCGGGACGTTGTCGTTCACGGCGGTCGTGCTCCCCCGCGCACCGCGCACCGCGGGCGGGCGCGACGGTCGCAACGGTAACACGGCGCGGCGCACCGCTGCGACAATTTGGCGCGAAAAGGTCAGGCGCGCGTGTGCTGTGGGGGGTTGAATGTAGGGGGGTAGCGGTCGGTTGGAAGGGGGGTCCCCCCGGGTCGGCGAGCGGGCGCGGTGCTGCTATCACGCGTGCTGTCGTTAGCAACACACGCGATGATGTGCTGCTACCTGCGCGAGTGCGGAGCGTTGGCGTGATCGTCGGCGCTGCCGGGTGTGCGATGCGCGCGACAACAACAACGCGGCGCGCCACGTGCCCCGTGGTGAGGCGAACCGTTGCGCCGCCTTGGTCCACGTACCCCACGCAGACCGCGCGCCCCACACGAGCCCACGCGCGTCCAGCGGGCCCAACACCCCGGCAGCGCCCACAACGCTGCGCGAAATAGTTACAATAATACAATGGGACTTTGTCCCGGTACTGTCCCGCCATTGTCCCGACGTGTTAATCGCTGTAACTCGCTGATTCGACTACACTTACGCGCGCGAAAGCCCGATTTGTCCCATTTGTCCCATGGGTCCGCGCCTGCCCCCGCGCGTGTAGAGAGAGATAAAGTATATATAATTATACATATTTATTTTATTTTAATCTTACCCGCCAGAGCACCCGCAGACGCGGGCACCCGGGACAAGTGGGACATTTACACGCTGTCAACGACGCAACCCGTTGCAGCGATTGAACTTGACAACGTTGTCAACGGCGGGACAACGATGGTACTGTCCCGGGACAAGTTATTATAAGAATCGCGCGCATGCGTACCCAATCGCGCGATCGCGTGCCAGTGTGGCACAAATCGTTACACTACTCACCATTGACAACGGTCGCGGTTAGTCGTACGCTATCACTGACGGCGACAGGAGAATTGTAATATGCCCACACTGACCCCGCTTGTAGGCCGCATAGGGACATTGCGCGAGCGCAGCTGGCGCTTGGCGTTTGCTGTGCGCGTGCTCGACACGAAAACCGCATACGGAGCAGACCGCGTGCTCGTGACGCCCGTAGCGGGTAGCGGTGAGGCTTGGGTCAACGTGGAGAGCGTCGTGTTCGATGACGTCGATAACGCCGCGTAGGCGGCACGTGAAAGGAGCAACGTGGACTTCAAGGTGCGGGACGAAGGGACAATCGTGTTGTTTCAAGCGGTGACCGCCGACGCGCGTGCGTGGTGGGCGGATAACGTCGAGGACGGGATGACGTTCGGCGGCGCGTGCGTGGTGGAGCATCGATACGCGGATGCGATCATTAGCGGCATCGTGGATGCCGGGTTCGTGGTGCGTGCCTCATGATC